CAAACCACTTGAGCGCGGTCGCAGCCTGCGAGTCATCTTTGCTGTACATCGTCTGTGCTCTGTGTAGCGCCTCGATGGCGAGCTGGCGGGTGTCGGGTCTGGCGATCATGCTGTCTCTCCCACGCTGCTACCCAGCGCCTCGCGTAACGAATCCCAGTCGCCAAGGTCGCGATCAGCCACCTTGCGCAGATACTTCCCGGCCATTGCCACCCGGCGACCATCGCCATAGGGGAGATCAAGACCAACCACGGCGCGCTTGTCGGGAAAGTACGGCGAGGCGTCGCCGAGGACATCTGCTGTGCGGCCCTCAAGGTGCTTGTGTGATCGGCACGACTCAAGAATCACTACCCGGTCCCGCGCGCGGATCGGCCGGCCATCTGCATCGCGGTCAATTACTTTGGTCACTTTGAAACCTCCCCGATTATTCAAACCCAATCCTTGCCGTAACCTTGCCGCTTCACGCCATATCCCCGGCCATGTACTTGGCCAGCGTGTCGCAGGCCTCGTCGAAGCCCCAGCATTGGGCTGTCGCGAATCCACAGGCCTGGTAGCGCGGTGTCCATGCGTGTTGTGTCTTGCTCAGCGCCCCGCGGCCCAGCTTCATCTCGATCACGAGGCCGGTGTGGGGTGGAACAGGCCAGAACAAGATCAGGTCGTGGAACCCGGGGCGCGTGCCCATGAGTTTCATGCGGTGGCCGGTCCGGCTGTCCCGGTAGCCGCCATTGGGTGAGTGGTGCAGGCAGGGGGCAGCCTCTGGGTAATTCCGGTTTACCCAATTCACGAAAAGGATTTGGTCTGTCTCTTCATCGATGCCTGGGGTTAGTGGGTTCATGGTCTTATCTCGTGAATCACTTCATGGCACCCTTGGCAAAGACCAGCTAGGTCTTCTAGGTCTTCGTTGAAGAGTCGCTCGTATGTGATGTGGTGCACGCAATCAATAGAGTCACCGCAGGCACGACATGAGCCATCGCGGTTTATAACTTTCTGACGAATCGCCTCCCATTGCTGTGAACTTAGGTACTCACGATAGGCGTCAAAGAATTCCATTCTTTTCTGTCGCACTTGGGACATGTGTTTTTCCCCAGCGGTGTCGAAAACCTCTTTCGGTGCAATGTCCTCGACCCTATGCCGCAAGGCAACATTGCGATGCGACAACTCCCCTTTCCCACAAGTCATCGATCGCCCACAAGTTGAACAAACTTTGAAATACATCAGCGATCCATCGCTGGCCGACTTCTGGCAAATTACTGTCTCTGGATGATTACAATCAGGCACAAACATTTTGATGCGATCGACCAAAGTCTCTACCGGCATCAGCGGTTGAATTTTTTCAAGAAAATGAGCCAGCTCATCCTCCCCCCACCTTCCAACTTCAGACAGATGCATGATGTCCTCCAGAGAGCTTACCCATCTGCTTTACCCTTTTTACCCGCTTACTAAGTAAGCGGGGGTAAAACGGGTAAGATTGCAGACATTTACCCTTATTACCCCAAAGGGTAAAACGGGTAAAACGGGTAAACAGTGTTTTATTGTTATTTTTCATAAACCTATCCATTAAACATAAAAATTGTTTTAGGTTAGTGATTGCAAACATTTTTACCACTCCCGTAAATTGGGCAAAATTAGCAAACGGGTAAGATTTTGGTTGTTTTTTAACCAATAGTGACATTTTTTGTCACCTCGAAGAGCAAAGAATTGAGGGGGATCAAGAAGCCTTTTGTCACCGCTCGGCTAATCCAGTCGGCTGTTTTGTTGGGCGGACAACCAACAGATTTCATGACTTCTATGAGGTCTTGTCGCTCGATGGTTACCTGCTCGATTTCGGGCAAATTGGTCAGGATTCGCGCCCGATATTCGGCAAGTATTTCCTTCGTTTTTTTCTGGTTGGCACCCATCCCGCGGGTCATTGATTCAGCCAGCGCGCCGCCCTCGACAGCGTCACCAGGCACTTGCTCGATCACACACGACCCATATTCATCACCGTCTTCATCAGTCCCAAGCGTGACCACTTTCAGGCTGAACTGGGTGGCCGCCATTTCAGATCCGTCCTTCATTTTCTTGCCGACCAGGGCAAACACCTTGTCGGGATCGCCTTCCTTGCTGACCATGCTGTGCTTGATCTCGAAGTCGCATGCGTTCTTCAGGGAGCCATTGCCCCGCGCCCTATCTCCATCCGTCAGGCCGGTGTGATGGACGATCAGGACGGTGGCAGCGGTGTCCTTGTGAACGTCGGTCACCGCGTCGATGAAGTTGGTCATGTCCCGGGTGCTGTTTTCGTCGCCGTCACCGAAATTGCGATTCAGGGTGTCGATGATGATGGTCACCACGTCGCCCAAGGCGTCGACTTCCGCATGCACGGCTTCCATCAGTGCCGCTTTTGCGCTGGGGTCGAGGAAGCGCACGGGGGCCGTCGTGAAGCGTATGGGGAGGTTGTCGACCGGCACCTCGTGATATTTCTCCCACGCGCGGATCCGGTTGGCGATGCCCTGCTGCCCCTCGCCGCAAACGTAGATGACGGCGCCCGGGCGGTTCATCTTGCGCCCGTGCCACTCCCGCCCGCTGGCAATGCACAGGGCCATATCGATGGCCGCGAAGCTCTTGCCGCCACTGCTGGGCCCGAACAGGACGCCGATGCTGTCTGTGGGCATGGCGCCCTTGATGATCCATGTGGGGGGTGATGCCTTGAGGCCAGCCGGCCCGACCAGCAAGCCTTTCGCCTGGGGTGCCTCATGTATGACGGCCTCGGCCAACTCCTCGCCGTGGCGCCTGAAATGCGTGCCCAGCACGCTCTGTATCTTCTGCAGCACGACAGGCTCGCCCAGCGGCGGGGTGTTCTGCTTGTCGAGATTCAGCGCCTTGGCGATGATCTTGTCTACGGCCAGGCCTTCCTGGATCCACTTCCCCACCATGCGGGCCAGATTGGCGTCGCGGGATCCCTCGCGGACACCGCTCTCGAGCCCCGGCGCGTGCTTGGTGGCGTCGAAGCTCAGTTTCGTGCCCTGCCCCACACTGACGGCAGAGCCACCCTGATAGCGATGGATCAGGTCGATGTCATCGGCCGACAGCATCGGCAGATCCGACACGCTATCAATCGGCCAGTCCGGGTCGACCTCGAGCGTGTATTGGCGGCCGGTGGAGTGCGTGGAGCCGGGAGCGACCACGTAGCCACCGAAACCGCGAGTATCAAGGCGGGCGCCCTCGTCGGCGCTGTTCTTGATTGGCAGGTTGTGCCCCACCTGGTAGTAGAAGTGCGCACCCTTGCCAGTGCGAACCATCCACGGCGTGCGGGTGAGGTTGTTGCGGACGAACTCGACGGCCTCGTCGTTATCGCAGTCGACAACATTGATTTCCTTGCCGGTGACGATGGCGAAGTTGCAGCCCGGGTACTTCAGGATCCATTGCTCGAGCTGGCTATGGCTGGGTGTGTGAGCCTGCCACTCGGCCCATCGCTCCCGCGGCGTCTTGGGCCACTGGGTGCGCGCCTGGTCCTCGCCCCCCGCCCTTTGGATGAGGTACCTGGGAGGAGCCTCGCCGGCAGTCCCGAGCGGGATCAGGGTCAGGCCCTTTTCGTACAGGGGCCAGACCCAGTGGTCATCGGGGGAGGTTTGGGTCATTGGCATGTGTCTAAGCGACGCCTTTCAGTCTTTTCGCCTCGGCAAGCTGTCGATCTAGCTCCGCGATTGCGTAGCCTGCCTCGAAGTTGATCGTTACCTGTTCCATGTTTTTGGTTCACCCTCTTTCATGGACTTTCACCCACAGGTTGCAGGCAAATAAAAACGAGGCCGCGGCTTATGCCGCCGCGCTAGAAAAAACATCAGGCCGGAGGTCTTCACGAGTGACTTTTCCACCAGTAGCAGACTCAATGGCGCCGCATCGCGTAGCAGGCACAGGGCGTTGCCCGCTGAGCCATTGGCTGACAAAGCTAGGCTTCACGCCAACGGCTCGGGCCAGCTTGGTTTGCCCTCCGAGGATTTCGACGGCCTTTTCGATAGGTGACATTGCGGTTCCTCAAATCTGCTTTCCGCCAGAGTATAAGCACTGCTTAGTTTTTTGTAAAGCACTGCTGTGCGACTTATGCAGCACTCGTAAAATGCGGCTCTGTAAAAACAATCTCAGGCATCTAAACCCTCCAGGCAACACCCCGCGCAAATTTGCTTTAATTTATTTTAAGCACTGCTATTGACTTAATACTAAGCAATGCTTATCTTTACCCCATGCCCAACAACAAACCCATTCCGGGGCATGAGGAGACGAACCAATGAACCAACCAGCAATCCAGTCAGCTATCACCCAACCAACCACACTTGACGCCATGTGCGCTGCGCTGCTTGAAGCCAAGGCCCAGGCCGAACAGGCGCGCCGTCAAGTGCTAGACATCGAGGAGGCCATTGCTCAGGCAGTTGGCACGAAAGACGAAGGCTCATTCAGCGTCGAATGCGACGGCTTCAAGGTCACAACCACGCAGCCTGTTACTCGGAGCGTGAACAAGGAGCTCGCGCTCGATGTGATGAAGAAGCTGCCTGCTGACCTGGCGCACAGCATCTTCGATTGGAAGCCCAGCCTTAACGTGCGGGTGTTCAAGGACCTACAGCGCTACCAGCCTGCGCACTACGCGACGATCACGCCCGCCGTGACGAGCAAGCCCGGCAAGGTCGCCGTCAAGGTTCAGGAGGTGGCGCAGTGAACGTCATCACCCGCTACGAAATGGGAGACGGTCTGGCGCTTGAGTTCAACGTCCGCTCGGGCGAGACACTGCTGCGCGATCCCTCGGGCAACCAGATTGTCCTCGGCGACCTCAAGGACCCCGACGTGCAGAACGATGCGCTCGATCTGGCCAACGCCATCTACGCGGTGCTGGGTCATTTTGACATACAGCGCGCACAGCGCCACACCGAACAGGGGGTAGCAGCATGAGCCTTTCAGAAATGGTAAGTCAGCCACAGCCGCGCGCGGTGCAGGTCACGATTGTCGGCGAAGGTGGTGTCGGCAAGACCAGCCTGGCCGCCATGTTCCCGAGCCCCGTGTTCCTTCGCACAGAGGACGGCATGGAGTCGCTGGGCGCCAGCGCCCCGATGGCGTTTCCGGTTGCCGGGACCAGCCAGGAGATCGAGGAACAGCTCCTGATGCTGGGCCGCGAGGAGCACGATTTCCGAACGCTGGTCATCGATTCCGTGAGCAAGCTCAACATCATCATTGAGCAGGAGATTGTGGCCGGGGACCCCAAGCGCCCCGCCTCTATTAACCAGGCAAACGGTGGTTATGGTGCGGGCATGGCTGCTGCTGCTGAAAAGCACCGCAAGATCAAGGCAATCTGCGACCAGCTTACCCAGTACAAGGGCATGAACGTGGTGTTTATCGCCCATGCTGAGACTGAAACCGTAGACCAGCCCGACCAGGACGCATACACACGCTACACCCTGAAGATGGGCAAGCGCGCCGTGTCGCATTACTCCGATGACGTGGACGTTGTGGCCTTTATCAAGCTCAAGACCATGACCCGCGGTAACGGTGAAAAGCTGAAGGCCATCACCGATGGCAGCCGGATTATCACCTGCTATCCGACCCCGAACCATATCAGCAAGAATCGATATGGGATCCGCAATGACCTCATTTTTAATGAGGGAACCAACCCTCTGGCCGATTACATTCCCGCTCTCGGCGGGACGCAACCGACCGAACAAACCACTCAGCAAGAGGTAGCTTAATCATGGCGCAAGTCTCATTTAACGCAGCAGAAGTATCCACCGAGTCGCAATTCAGCCCGGTCCCGAACGGTGATTATCCCGTGATCATCACCGAATCGGAAATGAAGCCCACGAAGAACGGCGCAGGGCAATACCTGCAACTGGTTCTGGAGGTTATCGATGGCCCCTACAAGGGCCGCAAGGTGTGGGAGCGACTGAATCTTGTCAACAGCAACCAGACCGCCGTGGAGATCGCGCAGCGCTCACTGTCGCAGATATGCCATGCAGTCGGGCATTTGCAGTTGCAGGACAGCGTGGAGCTTCACAACAAGCCCATGATGGCGAAGATCGTTGTGCGCCA